ACATAGCAGGAATTGCAAGAGGTCATAATGCTGGAGTTTGTCTTCTCAAAGACGGTGAAATTGTTTTTAGTATTGAAGAAGAAAGACTTACTAGAGCAAAGTATGACGGGACACCATTTGCAAGTATAATTAAAATATTAGACTACACTGATAAAATAGATTATTTGGTTATATCTCATACACATGCAGACGAGAATGTTACAGACTATACAGCAGAAGATCCTTACACTTCTTTAGCTAGGAAAATAGGATTAATAGAAGGAGGACACCCTTCTAAAAATCATCCACAAGTAGTTGAGTATTGGGAGCAACATCACAGAAGTCATGCAGCTTGTTCATTTTATAGGAGCGGTTTTGAAACAGCAAATATTATAATTGTTGACGGAGCAGGTACATATGCCACACGGCACGATGGTCAAACAATGTGGGAAGTTGAAAGCATATATCACGCATCTTATCCAAATAACTTTAACGAAGTATATAAACACTTTGGAGGTAATGGACCTTGGCCAACTGAACATTATAACGAAGGCGTCGAAGTTTTAGTTGACGACAAAGCTGGCATAGTTAAAGCATATGAAGCTGTAACGCAATTTTGTGGATGGCATTCAATCGAGGCTGGCAAAACTATGGGATTATTTCCGTATGGATCTCCTAACCAAGCACCAAAAATATATGACGAAGTTAGTGCAAATAGAAATGTTATAATGCCTACATATCCAAATGGAGCAAAAGTTAATGATGCATTATACCCTGAACTACTTGACAGAGTACAAGATCCTAAAGAACTTTGGTCAAATTTAAATGAAGATAGCAGTGAAGAAGAAATAAACAAAGTTGAACAATTACTTGCATCTGAAGATTTAACGCTATTAAATTCAAGAAGAAATATGGCATACAATGTACAAACAGAATCTCAACAACTAGTACTTGATTTAATTTTAAAGTCAATTGAAAAGACTGGAAATAAAAACATTGTAGTAAGCGGCGGATATGGATTAAATTGTGTAGCAAACTACTTTTACTTAAAGCACTTACCAGCAGATGTTAAATTATATGTTGAACCAATTTCAACTGATGCAGGCACAGCAATAGGATCTGCATTATATCATTATCATAAAATTACACAAGATAATAAAGTTAGACCTAAAAATGAAAACCTATATCTTGGACCTATTCAGAACATCACTAAAGATGAAATTATAGAATGTGCAAATAGATATAATGGTATTGTAGAACATAATGTTGATTATAAGAGTGTTATTAACACTATACGTGAAAAAAATATTGTAGCATTATATCAAGAACGTTGTGAAAACGGTCCTAGAGCATTAGGTAATAGAAGTTTAATGTTTGATGCTACTGTACCTGATGGTAAAGACTTTGTTAATTTAATTAAAAAACGAGAATATTTTAGACCGTTTGCTGCATCAGTATTACAAGAAGATGTACATGATTGGTTTGATCTAAGAGGTATGGAAGACTCTCCTAGTATGATGTATGCTGTAAACTGTCAACCAGGAGTTCAAGAAAAGATACCTGCAGTTATTCATGTTGACGGTACTTGTAGAATACAAACTGTTACTAAAGAACAGAATGAACATTGGTATAATTTAATTAACGAATTTAAATCACAAACCGGAGTACCTGCATTATTTAATACCAGTTTTAATTTAGGAGGCGAACCGTTAGTTGAAACTATTGATGATGCAATGCGTACACTATACAACTCAGGAATTAATTATATATATTTTCCTACAACACAAACATTAGTAAAGATAGAACATAATGCTAGAGCCTAAATTAGAAGGGCAAATATTACCTTTATTTGCTACACCTTTATACACACATAAACTAGAACACACCGAATTAGAACATGCACAATACGATGTTCGAACTGTGGTTAAAAAATTATATGACGAAGATAGATGGGGACAGAATCAACGATGGAGTTCAGGAACACATCAATTATCTAATAAAGGAAATTTTGAAGATTGCATAATAACTTCAGAAAAAATGTCAAACATCAAACGTTCTATTATGCACCATGCTGGTAATTATATGTCACATATGAATGTTAGACCTGATTATAAAAGTGCAATTTCGTCGTCTTGGTTAACATTAACTAATACCGGTCTACATGCACACATACACGATCACGGAACTTCTCATATTAGTGGAGTATATTGGTATAAAACAAACGGAAATGACGGCAATATAGTTTTTCGAAATGCGTTAAAAGCATTAAAATGTAATCCAATTGGAGCATCATTTGCACATGAAAATGAATTTGTTCCTGAAGAAGGAAGAATAGTTATGTGGCCTAGTTTCTTAGATCATTCTGTTAATGAAAACAAAACTGATAATGACCGTATTAGTTTATCGTTTAATATAATATTAGAAACAGGTATTACTACTTAGATTCGATCCAATTAGCAAAAGATAAAAGATCATCAAATATAATAGTCTTTTTCTTTATCTTTTGATTAGTAAATTTATTAAGTTCTTTAATAGTTTGTTCGCCGTAACCTGTGCGCACTAGTACAGGTCTTGCACCCATTTTAAATGCTGCTTTAAGATCAGATATTTTATCACCAACATAATATCCTTGTTTAAATTTAATATGCTTAACTTCGTTCTCACATCTTTTAAACATACCAGTATTGGGCTTTGCATACATGTCGCTACGCATACTACTTTCACTATAAAATAATGCATCAATACTAGGACATCCTGATTGAGCTAACAAATCAAACATATGGTTGTGTACAGCTTCGACATCTTGTGAAGTATATAAACCTTTTGAAATACCACCTTGATTTGTAATTATAACAATCTTATGTCCTAAATAACGGAGTTTTGTAATAGCATGTAGACTACCTTCAATAGGTTCAAAGTCTTGTGGACGGTATGTATAAGTTCCGCGATCTACATTTATTACTCCGTCCCGATCTAAACCAATAACACATTTTGGTGCAATGTTAACATTGTCATACAACGGAACTGTTTTTGTTTCTTCTACAGGCTCGTGGCTATCAGTCCATTTAATTTTATAATCACTCATTGGACGGTACTTGACTATCTCCAGGACCAATTCGATAATTGTCTTCAACACTATCTGGAGTACTTACTTCAGTAATACTAGATTCATCAGTAGTAGCTACTAATTGATGTGGCATTAATGGAGGGTTGTGCCATACATCGCCTTCTTTAAGTTCTTTTTCATATAACATTGAGTCCTTAGTATCAATGTATCGAACTTTAAAGGTGCCACTATTGACAAACCATGTTTCGTCTTTTTCTTTGTGGAAGTGCATACTTGTTTTATTTCCGGCTTTATTAAAAAACATAATTTTACCACAATAGTCATCTGTTGTGGCCCAAATGAGTTCGTATCCCCATCCTTTTTGTACCGCTCCACTTAGTCGAGTAGGTGTAGTTTTATCTTCCATTTATAAATTCCTCCGGGGTTGTAAAGTTAATGTTTAGTACACTACTTAATTTTTTTATGTCTGCACAAGTGTATTCTTGATATTGATCTTTAAGTTCTTTAGGCATAGGTATATATTCAATTTTAGCTTTAAATCTTTTAGCTACTAGATCTGCAATAGTTTGAAAACTAGTAGCAACACCTGTACCAATGTTAAATATTCCAGACTCTTTTGATGTTAGCATGTACCGATGTATATTACAACAGTCACCTACATATATAAAATCTCGTTTGTATAGTTCACTATTTTCAAATAACTTAATTGTACCAGACTTTGCTTGCTTAAAAAACTTAGTTATAGGACTTGCTTGGTCACCTTTATGATCTTCCATAGCGCCATAAACATTAAAGTATCTAAATCCTTGAACAATAATATTTTGTTTTTGTTGCATTACCCAACGATCAAATAAGTACTTACTTGTTGCATAATAACTTTGCGGTTGTTTAGGTGCATCTTCATTAAAATCTAAATTGCAACCATACACACTAGCACTACTAGCATACTGTAAATTTACACCATTAGTATTACATTGATTAAATAACCATTTTGAAAATTCATAATTTTGTAACATTACTTTATCTACATCACGTTCAGTAGTTGAACTAATTGCACCAAGATGTATTACCCAGTCGTATCCAGAAACATCTGGTAATGAATTAAGGTTCCATTCGTAACCAAATAACTCGTTGTCTTTGTCAAGAAACGGAGCTAAATTTTTACCAATAAATCCTTCATGTCCTGTTATTAATATTTTCATTATTCGCTTCTATAATATCAGTTGTGCTATGACCTTCAACTGTAGGTATAATATGTACTGGTGCTAAGTCGTGTCCTACAATTTCAGGTACAGTATAATCGCCACCTTTAACAATAAGATCAGGTTTTAATGACTGTATCAATTCATATGGAGTGTCTTCTTCAAAAATAATAACTTCGTCAACATATGGTATAAGTTCTAATTGCTCTTGACGCACATTAACATCGTTAATGGGTCTAGTTTTACCTTTTAAGCGTGACACGCTGGCATCGCTGTTAAGCCCTACAATAAGTCTATCACCTAGTGTACGGGCTTCTTTAAGCAACGTAAGGTGTCCTTTATGTAGTATATCAAAACATCCGTTAGTAAAGATTATTTTCTTATTTAGATCTCTTTCTGTAAGTAAGTACGTACCTGAATGCTTAACAGATTCAGTTGATCCTCTAACAGCAATTTCTAGACAACGCTGATAATCATATCCTTTAGTAAGTGCATATACAAATCCTGCTATGAAACAATCACCTGCTCCTGTAACATCTGATACTTCTACAGTATCTACAGGAATATTAAATTTTTGATTATCTATTACAGCAACTACATCATTGCCAGCATTAGTTGTAATAATATTACCAAGCCATCTATTAAAATTAAATTGACCAAACTCACTATTATTAGGTTTTACTAACCACGCACCTTTAAAGTCGTCGGCTTGTCGTTTTGGATCTACTATAATCTTACATTTGGATGTATTGTTAATGTGATCAATTATTTGATTTGCTACATTCATCATACCTTTATTATAATCACTTAGTATAGCATAATCATACTGAGTGAAGTCGGTATCTTTTATTAAGCCAATTATGTCTTCGCCTTCTATAAACTTATCATCGTCAACTCTTGTAACATAATGACCGTCACACATAATACGAGTTTTTATACTTTTAGCATGAGGATATTCGAGTAGATCTACTTTAACATTTAAATTAGCAAGGTTATTATAAACTAGTCCTGCGCCACCATATGTTTCTACAACGCTTTCTTGATTAACTACAGGCACTGGTGCTTCAGGACTTAGTCGAGTTGAAGTCCCATATATGTATTTGTCAATTATTATGTCGCCTATAACTATAATTTTCATATTACTATTATACACTAAAACTCTATATTAGTCAAGCAAATTAATAACTTCAAATACAGTTTCTAGTTTTTTTAAATTAACTTTCTTGTTTAGTGTGTTTTGTAATCCGTAGTGTAAAGGCTTTGGCCATTTGCTAAAACTACACCATGCATAACCGTCATGTTCTTTGTTTAATTGCGGAAGGAATTCTTTATCTACTAAGCATAGATATGTATGGAATTTAAATTTTGTATCATTAGATACAAATGTTTCTAATGGAATAGTTTTCTTTATGTTAACTTCACCAATCTCTTCGGATATTTCTCTACTAAGACCTTCCCAAGGAGTTTCAGCACCTTCATTTGTGCCACCAACAAGACCCCATACGGCATTACTACGTTTTCCGTTTGATCGATGTAAAAATAAAAATCTTTGGGTACTTAAACTATAGAATAACGCACCACTGCACACAATATTGTTCATACTAATATTTACATTAGTATGCAAGTCTCCAAGTGCCATCTGGATATTCACCTTCAAACGAAAGTATCCATTCTGTTCCGGTCCATTTATATTGTTTTCTAGTAGTTAAATTGGTAACAAAAATTTCAGCTTTTTGTTCATTTGCTTTAACTATTCTTGACCAGTTAGACCCATCCCATTCAACAATATCATTAATACTAGCAGCAAAGTCTGATCCGTCTGCATTTTTCCAGGCA